CCGGCTTTTCGCTTGCACCATGCCACCAATGCTTCACGCTTGGTTTGTTCGGTGATTGGCTTGATGCCTTCTTTGTTAGCTTGCCATGTTTTGCGATCTTCTGAACCACGCAATTGTTCGAGACGTGCTGCAACTTGCAGCTGCTCCTGAACACCTTCACGTTCTTCGTCAATTCGATCATATTCTGCATTTAGATCATCCCATTTTGCACGATCTTCTGCATTCCATTCATCCTGGCGTGCTGCCAGTTCTTTGATATCTGCACCTAGCTTGTTTCGCTGGTCTTGCAGATCTTGTAGTTTATCAACAGCCATTGTTTTATCCTTCAATAGCGATTTCACGAAAAAATGGCAGCACCGATTGCGCCATTAACTAATGACGGAACCGCTACTGCCATTTTGGTTTCGCTTATCCTATTTTTGAGTTACTTGCTGCTGCTTTCACCACTGATTCAAATTGTGCGTGTTTTAGCCTTCCTTGTCAAACTTAATTTTTGCCAGACGCACTTTCACAGCATCCTGTTCACGCTGCCACACTTCCAGTGCTTCTGTTGCTTCCTGCACATTTTCAGCACTTCTGATTCCACTGGTGGCTGATTCATAGGCTGGATATGTGACCACGGAAACATCAAACAAATCAGCATCTACGATGTTTCTATACGTCATGCCATCTTTAGCACGTTCGATCTGCTGGCCTTCTTTATCCACACTGAATGCAAATGATGATCCGGATACATCACCACGGCTGACAGATTCTGCCAGATCCCGTGCCACCTGTGTGTTTGGTAAATCTACCTCATAACGCAAACCAACAGAATCACAAGACAAACGGCATGTGCCGCTGGTTGTTCTGCCTAAAACATGGTTTGCATCATGGTTAAATAATGCACGCACATCCTGCTTTTCTGCCAATGCACGATCAAATGCACCTGGCTTGATTCGCTCATAGTATGAATCCATCAACTGATACTGTGTGCCGGCATCTTCCGATCTGTGATACACAGCAGCATAGCCGCTGATAGTCGTTGTGCCATCTTCACGTGTTTCAACTGTCACTGGCTTCTGGTTTGGGAATACTTTAGGCATTTTCAAACTTCTTTCTATATCGTTCAACAACTTGATCTGCAAAACCTTTTGTAATGTTCTGCATTGCACGCTGCATTTGTTCTTTTTCTGTTATTTCAAACACATGGCCAAATTCATATGACAAATCATGAAATAGATTGTCTGTAATTGATTCGATCATCTGTTTTGCATCACGTTTTTGCATTCCTGCAACCATTTTGGCTGGTAATTCAATATCTGTGGCCATTTTGGCCTTTTCATCGTTCAAATTGACTTCCACCCAATGTAAAAACCGATTGATGGTCTTCCTGTCTAGCTCACGATTGATTTTTCGCATTAAATAGCCGGTGAATTTATCAATAGATTGATCCAGCATCTGCCAAGCTGCACGTTCTGCTTCCAAATTGTCCAGATCCACATCATCTGCAACCGTTTCAGCTGGTTCTGCATCTTGTGGTGTGTCGGCATATTCCATATTGAGTGGCCGTAGGTACTTATCACCCATTCCATCCGGTCTTGGATTCATATTTTGCATAGCACGCACTTCATCTGGTGATAAAATGCCAGCTTCAATGCCTGTTCTATAGATCTGGTACTGTGTTGCAATGTCTGCTGCAATCAGGCTCCGCACGTTGTATTCGATAAAATGCGTGTTGGCTTCCTGTTCTGCTGGTGATAACAACTTTAGCCAGCATTCAGACTGGATTGCATTAAGCCAATGCGACAAACAGCCATTCAAATATGCACGGTTTTCCTGTTCCAGGCTGTTATAAGATGCTTTAGAATCATCGCCCAATTTATGTGGTGGCAGATTGAACCATCGTGCAATTTCTTTCACCTGTTCTTGCCGTGCTGCTACCATCTGCGTTTGTTCTGGTGTGAATTGTGCCTGATGAAACTTTGCACCATCACGTAAAATCACGGTCTTAAATGCGTTGTCTACCTTTTCATAGGTTTTGCGATATCCGGCTTCTAAGTTATCGGCACCTTTTTTGGTCATGCCGGCTGGCACTTCTAGGATCCCGCCAATACGGCCACCATATCTGAAATACTTGCTGGCAAATTCTTCAGCTGCCAAAGATAGCGCAAATGATTCACGTGCTTTATACACCAGCTGGCAATCAGCCATGCCGTTGATGCTCATTTGTTCAATGTGCAGAATGTTCGATGCTGCAAATGCTTCTAGATTGCCATCTATTTCAGAAACATAAAACAGCGTCCCATCTTTTTCACGCCTTGGTGATGTTCGATCTGGTAGCAATGGCAGCAACTCGATTGGCTGGCCTTGCCCATTACGCACAATTAAACAATACGCATTAGACCACAGCAGAGCATGAAACATGATGCGCCGCCAGAATTGAAATGCACCCATTTCTGCGTTCGGTCTGTATCGGATCAGCTTCTGTGCCGGATGGTTTTCATCCTTTTGCCGGCCATTAGTTCCAAGATCATCACGCCGCTGATAAACATCCAATGGCAGTTTGGCAACATCACCTGAAATCAGATTGATTGCCTGGAACACTGGTGCAATCGTCAGTGCATTGTTTGGCGTAATTGGAATTCCAGATTTTGTGCCTGTGCTTCCAAAGATGGACTCCCACACTTCCGGTGAATTCAGTGGGATGTTTGGGTTTTCAATGCTTCTGTTTTCTTTGGATGGCTCAATAAATTCCATCAATACATTTCCAATTTGTTGTCATCGTAATAATCCCGCTTTGGCTCCAGATCACGTGCTGCAATCATCTGCCCTAATGCCATGATGGTTGCCACTATGCCATCAATTTTCCGTGGATTACTGTTGTGGGGTTTAACCGGCCGGTTGTTGTTGTTGTTATCACTATAAATTGTGACGTTTTGAGCTTGCCAATTCAACACTGGATTATTGTTGTGGTGCATCTTGCCATCAATTACCAGCCGTTCCATTTCGGCTGTAGGTGCTGCAAAATGCTTCATGGTTTGTGGCATTGCGATTCTATCAATGCCGGTTTCGTCTTCTAATCGGCTTGTTACGTCTTCAGCATACGTGCTGTCATATACGATCTGCGTGATGTTGAAACGGTCTGCCAGATCGATAATATCTGCCTCTATCACGTTGTAATTAATCACATCGCCAGGAATCAGTTTGATGTATCCATCCGTTGCCCATTGGATATACGGAACAATGTGGTTGTTATTCCTTGCAGCATTTCGTGGATACCAAAAATATGGCAGCACGGTTGCAGATCCATCGCCATTGTCAAACACTAGGCTGGCCGCACTCATATCCTTGGTTCGGCTTAAGTCTAGGCCTAGAATACATTCACGGCCTTCCAGATCTGACGCATCAAAATCCGCTTCGCAATTTCGCCAATTGTCCATCTTCAGCCATGGCTGTTCACTGCTGCTCCAAATGTTAAATCGGTACATCTTAAAATTCGCCCAATCATTCAGGCTGCGTTTTGCACGATGCAGCGACTTTTCAAATTCATCCGGATCAACTGTCCTGTGCATGGATGGGTTTGCCATTTCCCACATTTTAGGATCTTGCAATTCTTCATCGGTTGCATCTTGTGGTGCTGCATACTTCACGAATAGAAAATTGTCATCGGCCACTTCACCACGATTAACTGATTCGCCATAGTCCCACTGATGCTTTCCATAACCTAGCTGATCATTTCCGGCTGTGCTGATTTCCAGCCGTAGTGATTCAGGGTGACTAATACCTGCATGTTCCAGCCGGCTTGCCAGACGTGAATCAACCACATGCACTTCATCAATGATCACATGACCATTCAAACCTTCCACAGATTTTGGATTTGCACCTGCAACAATTCGATAGTCACTGTGATTCGGTTCATATGAAATCACACCAGTACTGTTGTTAATATTGCACAACTGGCTTAATGCTTCAGACTGCTGCACCATCATGCACGCATTCTTGTGAACAATCCGTGCCTGCTTGCTATCTCTGGCACATGAAAAAACGTGGGTGCCAGGATAACCATCGGATGCCATCAAATAAGTGCCCACCATGGCAGCTGTGGGACTCTTGCCGCTTTTCTTTGGCAACCAAATTGATGCAATGCTGAAACGCCTTAGATTACGGCCACGTGTTTTATCAAATCGCACCCATGAAAATAGTCGATAAAACAGATCAATCTGCCAATCCATTAACTGAATCGGCTGGCCTGCATATTCACCTTCATACAACTTTAGGTGCGTTTCGACAAACTCAACAAAATGATCACCACGTGATTCATCAATAAAATAGCCGTTACGTGCTGCACGTTCATCAGCTGCGTTGCGGATCCATTTTTGTGTGGTTTTATCAATCAAGTTTTCGTGGCTTTATCGCTGCAATGGCCTGAATGGGTTTATCTGCGTGTATGCGTGTTCTGCTTGATGGTGTTAATCCGAACTCCAGCAGCAGTTTCAGTGTTCTATCATACCAATCACGTGCTGCAATATCGTTTGGGTTCCTCGTTGGCGTGCCCTTATCGTTAATAACCACGGCACCACGTTGATCTACATCTGACTGGCATCGTCGCCAGTTTGCATATGCCACCGCCAGCTGTTCCATGGCCATTTTATCTGCCACGGTGATCACACCTAATTCATCAAGCAATTCACTGTAATACTTCCAAGCATCTTTGGCGTGCTGGTCTGTGATCCATGCCGGCTTGCGTGTTTTCTTCTGTTGTGGCTTTGGCTCATTTGCATTGATACGCTGCGGATCCTTTTTTGCAGATCCTCGCAGCTGCTTAATGGCTGTTGGTATTTGCTTTCGGCCACGTGGCATTTTTCAAACTCACAAAATTGCGGAAAAAAACGTGAAGG